AGGCGGCAAGAAAGATGAAGTAGGTGCTGCCATGCAAGGTCTGGATCTCGGTGACATGCCACGTGCCGCAGGACAAAACGAAAGTGTGAGAGTCACTGTGAGAGGCAATCCGTTGTTTGAAGGCAAGGACGGCACGGTAAAACAACGCATCGCCGATGACTTCTTCATGGTGGATGTGGATGGGTTTGGATCACATGCTTTCCATGTCAGCAAGTTGGTATTCGAGATGCAGACCAAGATCGACAGATTCAACATAGACCGACCCATGTTGCCGTCTGGTGTGGCCAAAGTCCAATATGCCCGTGACAACAACATGTATGATGATGCCCGCATACAAGAAGCCTTGCCTGACAAGGCCATGGCTGTGTTGAAAAATCTACAACAACAGCAACAACAACCAGAACCTGCAATTGATCTCAATACACCTGCTGGTCCACGACGTGGTCGTCCTACCAATGCCCAACGAGCACAGCGCCACGAAGAGTTCTTGACTCTCCGACGTCGCATAGCATTGTTGGACGAGTTGATCCAGATGAAAGAACAGATCGATCGCCTGTTCCTCAAAGCACAGAATGTGCGTGGCGGTATCTATCCTGGCCTGCAAGCAGACATAGAAATGGAAGAACTGTATCCTGTGCCAGAAACAGATCGCCAATTCCAAGACCTCCGAGACAAATATACCAAAGACTTGGCAGCATTGCAAAAGTTCTTGGCCATGAAGAAGGCCGTGTATCGTGAAGATAAAGATTCGATGTTGGGCGAAAGCACTGCCTTGGTGCGATTAAAACATGCACGTCAAGCACTGAGCCAGCAAGGTGTGGCGGAAGATTCCTTAGAAGAAATAGACCGTAGAGGATTCTTGAAAGGCTTGGGTGCGGCGGCTGTAACAGGTGCGGGTGGTGTTGCAGTAGGTGTCAGAAAAGAAGCGGACAACAGAGCAGCCGAAAAATTAGGAGAAATTTATGGCCTTTTACATAATTTAAAACCAACTAATTTAGAAGCATATGAATTAAAAGCAACTACGTTAGATTTCTTACATAGATACGAAGAGAAACTTCCAGGTCTGAGGGCAAAAGACTGGATGGGCGATGACTGGTATAAACATGGGTTTGATGATGTTCAATATACGTTTCAACAAAACTTTCCTAAGGGTGTTAATACACCCGAAGATTTAAAAAAGTTTAAAACAATATTAACAGTCCACGTTCAAGATTTTATAAAACTAGCCCTGGGCAACCCTGGGTATAGTGTAAACAAAGAAAGCGTAGAACAAGGTGTGGCGGAAGGCACCGACGACGTCAAAAAGCGAATGTCCAAGTTGGAAGCACTGGCCCTGGCTGCCAATCGTGCAGGTGATGATGCCAAATGTAAAATGTATCAGCAAAAGATTCAATCACTCAAACAAAAATTATCTAGAGATATGTCAACAGGTGTAGCGGAAGCAGTTACAGATGTAAAGGCTGGCATGGCTGAAATATATCATCGCCTGGCTCCCAAAATAGAACGCCACCGAGACAGTTTTCTTGCCGGACAACTGTATGATGAACTGGAAAACTATGCTGAACTACACGGTGCCGAAGGCGAGTTCAAGAGGATGATGGCCACGGCCAGGAACAGTGCCCACATGGAATATGATACCAACCCAGGTGGTTTCCAAAACTGGTTCTGGTTCTTGCCCTTTGAAAAACAGTTGGATGAAAAACAAGATGCTTGTTACCGCAAGGTAAAAAGTCGCTACAAAGTATGGCCTAGTGCTTATGCATCGGGGGCCTTGGTGCAGTGCCGCAAGAAAGGTGCTGACAACTGGGGCAACAAGAAAAAATGAGATATCGAGAGATCCTCGAAGCATGCTGGACTGGTTATAGAAAAGCCGGTATGAAGCGCAAAGGCGATCGCTGGGTGCCTAACTGTGTGCCTGTGAGCGAACAGCACATGGAAGAAAATCTCCGAGACTGGTTCAAAGAGAAGTGGGTGCGATTTGGTCCCGACGGTAAGATCCGTGGTGACTGCGCCAGAGGTTCCGACTCAGAAGGCAAGCCAAAGTGCCTGCCACAGTCAAAAGCACACAGCCTAGGCAAAAAAGGTCGTGCGTCAGCCGCGGCCAAGAAGCGCAGAGAAGATCCCAATCCTGAACGCAGAGGTGCTGCCAAGAATGTGGCCACAAAGGTAAGAGAAGACGAGGTCAAAGATCTAGAAAAAGTTTTGAGAAACCCCACTGGCTATGACGCCATTGACCACATGATGCAGACCATTGCTCGCAGATCCCACATCACTGGCAAAACTCTACATGATCGCTTTGTCAAAAAGCACGGCATCACTCCCGACGAATGGATAAAAAATAAACAATGAGAAATCTAATCAACCGCATGGAAGCCATAGAACAAGGCTGTCCTCCTGCAACACAAAACATCGACCTTAACCTCAAGAACAGGAAGAAAGCCATAGATGAATATGACTATGGTCCCATGGATCCTAACGCTCCCAACGAAGAATATTGGGAAAGGATAGCCGCAGAGTGGAACATGGACGACGTCGATCAAGCCAAGTCGGCACGCTGTGGCAACTGTGCGGCCTTTGACATATCAGATGACATGCAAGATTGCATAGCCAAAGGTATCGGTGCAGAACCTGGATCGGACCCTATGAGCACCATAGATGCAGGCACCTTGGGTTATTGCAAATTCCTCAAATTCAAATGTGCTGCCAAACGCACCTGCACCGCTTGGGTAGAAGGCGGCCCCATAACAAAATGAGAGTGACTGACGTCGTGCGCGAGACCAAAGATATCTCCAGTTTCCTGAGTGGTCAATCTCCCATGGTAACACTGCCACCTGGCAGTGCTAGAGCCAAAATTTTCACACCACAGGATCGCCAAGCCATAGAACGCTTTGTTCCTGCTGTGCGTAACATGACCGATCATGACGCACTGGAATCGGCCAAAGAGTTTTTAGAAACTTTCTTGAATCGGATCAAAACCGGCGAACAGTTGGACAGGACTGACCTTCGCATAGTCGGCGGGCTCTATGACATCATCCGCAAACAAACCGATCGTTATGACACGTTTATGAGGAAATACAATCTAGATGAAAGCCAGTGAATTCGTTTCTGAGAAATGGAGCCGCAAATACAAACGCTCTATCAACTGTGCTAGTCCTCGAGGATTTAGCCAGCGGGCGCACTGTGCTGGTCGTCGAAAGACCGACGAAGGCACAGGTGCCAATTACAACACCGCTCGTAGCATCGCTCAGGACATCCATGATTATGTGTTGAACATAGGACAGACCATTAGTCTGCAAGGATCAAAAGGTCGTCCATATGTAGAGCAACTGCAATCAGAAATGTTGCCCATGATCGAGGAACTGCGTGCTCTTGGCTACGACTATCACCCCGAAGCCCGAGACTACATGGTTCCATTGACTGTTGATCAGGCTCCTGATCCTCGACTCACCGAAGAACAACTGGATGAGATTCTCATGTTCCGTGGATCACCTTGCACCGTGGACTGTTCAGGACACAGAGCAGGATATGAATGGTGGTTCCGCAAGCGCAAGACTCCCAACTCATGGAGTCCCAGTTTCAACAAGGGCGCTGCCTTGGCAGCCGCAGGTAAGTAACTCTATGGATTATCCTGTATACCCCGATGACGATGGCAGTGATCGACCTCGCAATCCTTACAGCCCATCATGAAGTTGAACGAAATACAACTGGGCCGTAGTGTTACCTATAACTTCTATGATATCTACGCCTTGGTGCAACAGCGACAAGGGCGACCTGGTCTGACCATACGATTGAGAAACGATAGACCTGCAGAAACTCGAAAGTCTGGTATCTATGTCTGGAAGCATCCCGACTGGGGATATTTTTACGTGGGCATAGCTGCCGCTGACAACTTCACAGCACGTTGGCACAAGCACATACAAAAACTCTTGGATCAATGCACCTCAGCTGCGCAGATGCATAACTGGAAAGAATTCGCAGATCGATTCCGCGCCGCCGGCTATGGCATAGACGATCTCAAAGATGTGCAGTTGAGATTCTATCCTATCACTACCGTGGCACAACATGGCAACCGAGAACTGCTCAAACAAGAACTCAAGGCCATTGAAGACCGACTCACTGCCTGGCTCAATCCTGCCTGTAACTATCAGCACGATCCTTCGCGACCAAGTGCCACAAGATATCCTCCTGCGAGGACACCCAACACACCTTAGGACCGCTATGGTGCGTGGCCGGCTGCTGGCCTGACTGACGGATTCGCTACCCCTAGGTCAAAAGTGAGCATAATTACTGGATGCAACCCATACAGTTTTTTAAACGACAGCCAAAACCTCATCTCCAAGGTAAATTTTGTCCCATTCCGTTCACAGACCTATCAGTGGATGAACGAGGAAATTATACTCTTTGCCGATGCCAGCATCACATGAATTTTGTAATTGGCAATGATGACATGATCAGTGCCTGGCACAGCAATATGGCTCAGCAGGTAAGAGATTCTGTGATCGCTGGCACATTTGATTACTGTAGTTGGAGTTGCCCTGGACTCAATGAACTTGTGGATTTACCGGAAAGCCTGCCTAATCATGATAGTCCTCGCTGGATTTCTATCAGCAATGACTTGAGTTGTAATCTCAAATGTCCTAGCTGTCGTGAACATGTGATCATAGAAAAAAATCCAGACATACTGGATAGACAAAACAGAATCATTGATGATGTTTTAAAGATCGATCATGCAGTAGTAGTTGATCCTTGCAACAATGGAGAACCATTGGTCAGCCCTGCAACCATGCGTCTTTTGAAATCGTTGGCCACAGGAATCATGCCCAATATCCGATTGAATCTCAGCACCAATGGAACGCTGATCTATCATTATCGAGATCTGTTGCAATCTTTATCTGATCGTTTGCAGGGATTCTCTATCAGTATAGATGCCGCTTCTCGATCAGTGTATGAACAAGTGCGAGGTGAACATTGGGATGATCTCATGCAAGGTCTAGAATGGCTACAGTCACAGGCACGATTTGCTAGATCGGCTAGATTCGTGGTGCAACAAAAAAATTGGAAAGAGATGCCGGAGTTCGTGAAAATGTGCCAGGATTTTGGATTCATCAATGTGCATTTCCAAAAATTGAGAGATTGGGGGCATTGGTCTGATCAGTGGTGGCAACACAACACATTGACCAAAGACCAATTCCGGGACATCAAAAAGATGTCAAAAGAACTTGCAGATGAATTTGGCAATTTTGTGATCTTTGATAGAGAATTCTTGGCTTGACGCCAAACAAAATTGCCTGTATAATCGTTACACTAAAGGAGATTCCATGGACACCAAAACATTTAGCGGCGAACAAAAAGCCAAACTCACCCAAATCATCAACGAAGGCATGCAGGTCATGCACGAGATCGAAACGCTGACCGGTGGACTCAACGACACTGTCAAGGCAGTGGCCGAAGAGCTTGAGATCAAACCATCCATTCTCAAAAAAGCTATCAAGGTCGCACACAAGGCCGAGTTTGAAAAAACCCAGCAAGAGCAAGAACTGCTGGAAACAATTCTAACCACAGTGGGTAAAACTCTATAATTACTGTTATCACAACAGCGCATCGCTCACGTCACGGGCATGAATCAAGGTATGAGCGAGCCATAAGTCGCCTGGAGAACAATGAGTTACGTAGACGCACTATTTGATCGTGATCACGATCGCATACATGTGGTAGAGCGCCTGGATGGGCGTAGAGAATACAGAGAGTATCCTGCCACATATATTTTCTATTATGATGACCCTCGAGGCAAGTTCCGTTCGATTTACGGCAATTCTGTTTCGAGATTTTCCACACGCAACAACAAAGAGTTCCGCAAAGAACTGCGCATCCAGTCGGGCAAGCAGATCTATGAGTCCGACATCAATCCTGTGTTCCGTTGTTTCGAAGAAAACTACAAGGGCCAAGATGCTCCTCGACTGCAGACAGCATTCTTTGACATCGAGGTAGACTTTGACGCCGAGCGCGGATTTTCTAAGCCCGAGGATCCATTCAATCCTATCACTGCCATATCCGTGTATCTGGACTGGCTGGATCAGTTGATCACACTGGTGGTTCCACCACGACACATGAGCCAGGAGACCGCCCAAGAGATTGCCGGTGGGTTCGACAATACCTTGGTGTTTGAACGGGAAGAGGATATGTTAAACACATTCCTTGATCTCATTGATGATGCAGATGTGCTGTCAGGTTGGAACTCAGAAGGATTTGATATTCCTTACGTGATCATGCGTACCACTCGTGTGTTAAGCAAAGATGACACACGCAGGATGTGTTTGTGGGGACAACTGCCCAAGCAACGCACATTTGAACGATTCGGTGCAGAAAATCTCACTTTCGATCTCATTGGACGTGTGCATATGGACTATATGCAACTCTACAGGAAATACACCTATGAAGAACGACACTCCTATAGTCTGGATGCCATTCTCGAATATGAAGGACTTGAAGGAAAAACTAAATTCGAAGGAACTCTGGACCAGCTCTACAACCAAAACTTCAAAACATTCATCCAGTATAATCGACAAGACGTCAACGGTCTGGCCCAGATGGACAAGAAACTCCGGTTCCTGGATCTAGCCAATGAACTGGCACACGCCAACACTGTGTTGCTACAGACCACCATGGGTGCTGTGGCAGTCACAGAGCAAGCAATCATCAACGAAGCCCACGAACGCGAAATGGTAGTGCCCAACAGGAAAGAGAGACTCACAGATGAAGACACGCAAGCCGCAGGTGCCTATGTTGCTTATCCCAAAAAAGGCATCCACGAATGGGTCGGTGCCATCGACATCAACTCGCTGTATCCCTCGGCTATTAGAGCCCTCAACATGGCGCCAGAAACCATCGTTGGGCAACTGCGCCCCATAATGACTGATCGGTATATCCGAGACAAGCAAACTTCAGGTGCGAGCTTCGCGGCTGCATGGGAAGGCTTGTTCGGCAGTCTTGAGTATACAGCCGTGATGGAACAACAGCGTGGCACAGAGATCACCATAGACTGGCAGGATGGTGAAGAGTCGGTGCACAGTGCCGCAGAAGTGTGGAAGATGGTTTTTGACTCAAATCAGCCATGGATCCTCAGCGCCAATGGAACTATATTCACGTTTGAGATCGAAGGCGTGATTCCAGGACTGTTGGCACGCTGGTATAGAGAGCGCAAAGAACTCCAGAATCATCTCAAACAAGCCACCAGCAAAGCCGATCAGGAATTTTGGGACAAACGACAGTTGGTCAAGAAGATTAACTTGAACAGTCTGTATGGCGCCATCCTCAACCCCGGTTGTAGATTTTTCGACAAGCGCATCGGTCAATCGACCACGCTCACGGGTCGGGCCATCGCACATCACATGGATGCCTTTGTCAATGAATGTGTCACAGGAAAATACGATCACGTGGGTGATGCCATCATCTATGGTGATACAGATTCCGTTTACTTTTCAGCGTGGCCTGCGCTGAAACAAGAAGTGGAACAAGGACGCATGACATGGTCCAAAGAGATCTGTGTGCAACTCTATGATTCTATCGCAGACCAGGTCAACCAGAGTTTTCCAGCATTCATGGAACAGGCATTCCATTGTCCCAGAGAGATGGGCGAGATCATCAAAGGCGGTCGAGAGCTAGTGGCAGATCGCAGTTTGTTCATCACCAAGAAGCGTTATGCTGTCAACATCTATGACAAAGAAGGCAAACGCAAAGATGTCGAGGGCAAGACAGGACAGATCAAGGCCATGGGATTGGATCTCAAACGCAGTGACACACCCAAGATCATCCAGGACTTCTTATGGTCATTGTTGGAAAGAGTTTTGGCCGGTGCACAACGAGATGAGATCATAGAACGCATCAAAGAATTCAAATATGAATTCAAAGAACGGCCAGGTTGGGAAAAAGGATCGCCCAAGCGTGTGAACAACCTCACGCAGTATGCCAAGAAAGAAGAACGAGTAGGCCGTGCCAACATGCCAGGTCATGTGCGAGCAGCCATGAACTGGAACTCCATGCGACGCATGAATTCAGACAACTACTCCATGCAGATCGTGGATGGCATGAAGACCATCGTTTGCAAACTAAAATCCAATGCGCTGGGCTGGACTTCTATCGGTTATCCCACAGATGAATTGCATTTGCCTGCTTGGTTCCGAGAGTTGCCGTTTGATGATGCAGAAATGGAAGCCACGGTAGTGGATCAAAAAATAGACAATCTGTTATCGGTGTTAGACTGGGATCTTTCATCGGCCACAGATACCACAAATACTTTCCAAAGTTTTTTTGACTTAGCATGAAACTCAGCAGATTAATCACTTACAAACACATGGTAGACGGATTGCACATCAGTCATATCCAGGATCAGATTGAAACTGAATTAAAACAAATACAGACCGACCTTTCCATACAGAATATAGATTTTGATAATCTCAAATCTGAAATTGAAAAGCAGAGTCACAATCTACGGCAAAGCATGACAGCCATTGAATCATTATTGGGTCAGTTTAAGAAAAATTTACATGATTTCGTAAACAGCATCGAAGAGCCTTACTATGTTCGGAGCGAAAGCCTTTATCAAGAGAGTCGCAAAGATCCTCCCGACTATATACTTGATCAATTGCAGTTTAAAAAACTGCTATATGAACCAGCGATCAATGAATTTTTTCAAAGCCGACTGAAATTGCATTCGAATTTCAAATGGCCGGCCTTGGAGATTCGTCCGGGATTTGGGGATCTCACTCCGTGTCTTGTGGCCTGCGATCCTTTGTATCTAGTTGACACTGATGATGCACTACTGCAACCTGTCAAAAAAATGTTTACCCCGGAATATCAGCGTCGTATCAGATATTATACCATCAACGAATCGGCCAAACTAATTTTCAATCAGTTGCCTCGACAACAGTTTGGTATCATAGTGGCAGTCAATTTTTTTAACTTCCGTCCTCTCTCTTTGATCAAAAAATACGTGCAGGAAATGTTCTCGCTGTTGAAACCCGGAGGATCTTTGATTTTCACCTATAATAACTGTGACTATCCAATAGGTGTTGACAATTTCGAAAATTCGTATTATTGTTATACACCAGGACATCAACTCGCTGAAATCTGCAAACAAGCAGGATTTAGGATAGCGGCCAGTTTTGATCTAGAGAACAATGTGAGTTGGCTCGAACTACAAAGACCGGGGAGATTGAGTAGCATACGTGGCGGCCAGACTTTAGGCAAAATACAATCACTTTAATGGAGAACCAAATGAGAGACTTTTTATTAGACTTAGTAGAACACACACATGATCTTGGTTGCATCGACCTGATCAAGATCACAGGCACAGACAAAGAAACTGTGATAGATGCCTTGGCTGAAGACAAAAGCGTGGTGGTGAATGCACGATTTGCTAACCCAGTGGCCGAATTCATAGGCACGTTTGGCATGCCCAATCTCAGCAAGTTAAAGATCCTGATCAACTTGCAGGAGTATCGCGAAGACGCCGCCATCACTGTGAATCGCCAAGACCGTAATGGTGTGGACTCGCCAGTGGGTATGCATTTTGAGAACAAGGCCGGAGACTTCAAGAATGACTACAGATTCATGGTCTCGGAAGTAGTCAGCGAAAAACTCAAACAGTTTAAGATGAAACCAGTGACCTGGCATGTGGAATTCGAGCCCACAGTGGCCGCTATCCAGCGTCTCAAGATGCAGGCACAGGCCAATGCCGAAGAAACTTCATTCATGGCCAAAACCGAAGGCACTGATCTCAAGTTTTTCTTTGGTGACCACTCCACACACGCAGGCAACTTCGTGTTCCAACCTGCGGTCAGCGGCAAACTCACCCGTCCATGGTTATGGCCAGTGTCGCAGTTTATCGCTATCATGAATCTCACTGGTGACAAGACTGTGCGTTTCAGCGATGATGGAATCGCCAAGATCACTGTGAATTCAGGCATTGCCACTTACGATTACATGTTGCCGGCGTTGAGCAAGTGATCAGAGACATTATCCGTTGGCAGCCCCCTGAGCAATGGGGAGTGTTATGTATAGACACATGGCATCGAGACGGATCCAATGATAGATTTTATCATACTGCATTGGAAAAATTATCACATTATAATGTCACAGCAGTAGTGAACTGTACCATGGATCTCGAAATTGACTATCAAGACAAAAGCATTTATAACACAATCAATCAATATCTTTGGAATCCCACAGCAGTGATTGAGGAACAAAAACGACGAGTGTTGAATGACCTCATCCATTCAGCCGGACATCAACGAACATCTCAGGTGCTACATGATAATTTGTTTGGGCATTCCACTGTGCATCTAAGTAGTAGATATACTTTCCTTGAGCATTGCCATCAGTTCTTTCCGAGGGTGAAAGATTGGATCATGTTAGGCAGTGCCTGGGGTATATGTTTCCACCGAGGTCCGCTGGGAGTAGATACTTTGGTCGACATAGGTGAAATAAAATTCAATATGTTTCCGGAATGGAGTGTGCAAACTGAGAGTTATTCACCACCCACGCTACAACAGATACATGATGATTTTTATGTGTGGGCTCCCATACCCAACGACGGATATAAATTGATAACCAGAGCAAACAATCACAAATGGTTCGACAAGTAGATATTGATAATTTAACATCGCAACAGCAAGACTATGCTGTGTTCCTCCCGGCCATCTCCAGTTTCTATGCTGGTTACATCGGTCGCGAACGCCACGGAACAGGACTGGATGCAGGTCGGTTGCCCGCGGCCATTGGTGACATGGAAGCCATGAATTGGCTCAATCCTGCCAAGGCCTTGTTTCCCTATCGTTGGAGCTTGTATTCCGCAGGGCACGCCAATCTAGATTTAAACAAGTTTGATGCCAAAGAGGACATGATCCGCAACAGAGATCCCAACACCATCATGCTGGCGGACTCCGGTGGATTCCAGATCGCCAAAGGTGTATGGCCCGGACGCTGGGCAGATCCCACAGACAAGAAAGCCGAACAACAGCGAGAAAAAGTTCTCAAATGGCAGATGGGCATAGCCACATACGGAATGACCATGGACATACCCACCTGGACATTCCGAGATCCTGTGGCTGCCAAGGCATCGGGCATCCATTCATATGATGATGCTGTCACAGCCACACAATACAACAACGAATTCTGGATCGCTAACCGCTACGGCGATACCAAGATACTCAATGTATTGCAAGGCGGAAATCATGCCGAAGCCGATCACTGGTATGATCTCATGAAACACTATTCTGATCCCAAGCGTTATCCAGATCGGCATTTCAATGGATGGGGCATGGGTGGCCAGAACATGTGTGACGTGCATCTCATACTCCGCCGCTTGATACATCTCATACATGATGGACTGTTAGAAAAAGGTGTGCATGACTGGATGCACTTCTTGGGCACTTCAAAGTTGGAATATGCCTGTCTGCTCACAGACGTCCAACGTGCCATAAGAAAATATCACAATGCCAATTTCACCATAAGTTTTGACTGTGCCAGCCCGTTCCTGGCCACTGCCAATGGACAGATATACACACAGCTCAGGACTGAAAACAGAGGCAAGTGGAGTTACATGATGAGCCCCACAGCAGACGATAAAAAATATGCCACGGACACTCGTGCATTCCGAGATGCTGTGCTACAGGACAAGATACATGACACATTTGAAGATAGCCCTATATCTGCCCGTATGAAGATCCAGGATGTGTGCATCTATAAACCCGGCGATTTGAACAAAATTGGCAAAGAAGGTCGCACATCGTGGGACTCTTTCTCTTACGCACTAATGATGGGTCACAATGTGTGGCATCATATCCGGGCGGTACAAGAAGCCAATCGGAGATATGATGCAGGGGAAGTTCCCGGAATGCTTGTGCGAGAAACGTTTGATCGTGTATACTTTAGAGACTTGGTAGATACCATTTTCCAACAACGTGATCGCAATCGTAGTTTGACTATCATTGATGAAAATTCTAAATTCTGGGACCAGATCATCGGCACACGAGGATTCACAGGTAAACGCACTACCAATGCGCATACCCAATTCAACGCTTTCTTCGATGTGGAAGATGATGACACTATCGAAGAAGAATTTGATCAATCCAAACTTGACGCCCTGGAGAACCTAAATGTATGAGAATCGCATCAAGCACCTAGAGCATGTCCACGAAATGCTGGATAAAAAAATAGATGTCATGGAGAAAACCGGTGTGTTCGAAGACAACAACATACACGATCTCAAAAAACAACGACTGCAGATCAGAGATCAGTTATCCGAATTGCGCAGGAAACAGCATGAACATGATCAAGAAGTTGACCAAGGAGATGATTGATGGATAGACCAAAGCACAATGACGCCAAATTCTTTGTTGGCACTGAAGTTGAACATACTCCGGCACTGGGAGAACCTACGTTGTTTGTGATCGGGTATCAGACACAAGATGCCATCGACTCAGCGTTGCGTGATGCCAATCTCTCCAATCATCCGCGACCTATACAGCACATCTTCTTTGGAGCCAATGACAGTTATCGTCCGCAAAACAATGCAGATTTTACTGCTTGGGAAAACGTGATCATGACTTATCTTGATCGTGGATTCTGGTGTAGTCTAGATATACCATTCCAGTATGTGGAAGAATTCCACGAAGGCGGTCTGTGCGAGCGTGATAGATTCATCCCCATCATCAAGGTTCCTATCCCTTATATAAAATTATGGAACTACAACACCTGTATCAAGATCGATGACAAGAATTTTGCAGCTACCAATCCTGGAGTATGGGTCCATAATCTACATGATGTCTTAGATAGAGAAAAATTCACTGATTGGTCTAAATACGATAAAGATCTTGTAGTATCATGAGTTGGATTTTTATGATGTTTATGCACGGCTATATAATAGAAGTGGACAGTTTTATCTCCAGGCAGGCATGTGTAGATAAAATGAAACAATACAATAGAGCCGCTGAACAGAGTGGCAGTATTTTTCTAGTATGGTGCGAATCAAGGCCTCGTGCTTGAGACCTTTTATGTGGGGAGAAATTTTTGAAATACTGGACCGAACTTTCAGAAAGCGATCGCGCTCATGTTGCGTGGACTCTGAGTTTGGTGTTGGCTGCCACTGTGCTGGTGCTTTATGCCATAGCCGCCAGTCGTGGACAGGATGTGGATTATTTCAAGACTCGCTTGGGACTCATGGAACAGCGTTTGAACTACATGGATCAAAAGATAGACAAAGTAGCACAGGGGCAACACGATCAAAAAGAACATCTCAATGAGATCCGTAGGATGCATGAAGCACAACAGCGGCAACTCGAAGACCAGCAAAAATGGCTGGATTTTTATAAAACCTTACCACAACTACCCAAACCACCTACCAAGAGGTAATCATGGCTCGACTTTATAGGATCACTCCATTGCAAAAAAAATCAGTGGAATATTTCGTGGACGTTTATGAAAAACTTCCAGACGGAAGAATCAGAGGGTTTGATGTAACCGAAACTTGGCGATGGGGGCAGGCTTTCAGAGAAGAAGATGAACCAGTATATGAAAGCGAAGGCACTGTATTTTGTCGTCCTGAAGTTGGGTGGGGTTGCGAACTGGATGATTTGGTAGCCGTGCATGTGAAT